GGTTACATCTGCGTTAGTCTCGATAGTATCTAATTTAGTACCATCTGCTGACACATCACGACCATCGACATTACCAGATGTAATAACATTAGGAACCGTAAGATCACCAGTCATGGTATCGCCAGTTATCCTTACGAACCCTGACCCAGCATCGAAGGCTTCCTTAAGCTCACCTAAAGTAATAGCCTTAGTCTCATCCGCTGAAATATCAACAACAACGAACTCATCAGCGTCAACAAGGTTAGCCCCTGTTATGTTAGTTAACTCTGATATTTTCCTATCGGACATATTGTTTCCTCTATCCTGTAACAGCTTCTACAGCTTCAAAAGAGATGCCGTATGTTGACGCATTGTTGATTGACCATGAGGTCACATTATTTGAGAGCCTGAAGACACCTTTAGGGGAATTAAAGACCACAGCAGTATTTGTGTAGTCAGACCTAAGTGAAGGCCATATCTGGATAGTGCCATCTCCGTCTTGATCTAGTAATACCTGATGGAGTTTAGCAGAAGCCCCTGTCCCAAGTTGAATGTAATCACCCGCTAGTAATGTACCAGTCATAACGACAGAAGCTGTGTCATTACCAGCATTACCCGTAAGTGTGCATGAGCTAACGGTTCCCTGTGGTGTAGCATAGTCAGGATCACCTAAGAGGAACGTACCTACTGGCCCCTTAAGTCCAACCAATAGTGCCTTCCACTGTGCAGCCTTATCACGATGTACCGAGGGAATATTGACAGAGGCTTCCCACTTCTGTCCACCGTGAGAAACGATCTGTTGCTTATAGGTAAAGGGAGACTGAGAGACAGCTACAGCATTAACAGCCCTAAGCTCAATGCTCTCAATCCCGATAGACGTTGGTGTAGCTAGTGGATAGCTCAGTGCCATATTATTGTTCCTTTAACCAAAGACGGCTTTAGTTGTTCCGCCCCTACGACGATCATCAAGCATTGATTTCTTAGTCATCTGTGCGATCTGAGGTGCAGCTTGAGCAATGATCTTCTTAACACTGTCGTCACCATTAGCTTGGAAGTTAAACGATTGGTTGATGACTACGTTCTGACCTGTGCCACTTGAGTTAGCCTTAGTATGATCTATTACAGTTTCCCGTGGGTGCATCATCGCCATAAAGCCACCCTTACCGTCTAAGCCACCTGAGCGTGGGCCATTGCCTGTGTAACCACCATTATCATAAGACTCAAGGCCACCACCTATAGTCTGCATAACAGGGTTACTAGAACCTGACATAATTCCACCTATAGCATTTATCGCCCGTTGGACGACAAGAACCTTGTAGAGATGTCTTACGATGTCCCTCGCCATGTCACGGAAGGCATCTTTAACAGACTTCGTTCCATCAACCATAGACATTAAACTGTCTTCCATAGCTGAACCTATGGTATTAGCAAGGTCTATACGCTCTTGTTCAACACGAACTAACTCTAAGTTCTTGTTAATCTGTTTCTCAAGTCCAGCGACAGTCTTAGGGTTGTTTTCTACAAACTCAACACCAAGGGCTTGTATTACCCTTTGTCTAGCTTCAGTCTTACCAAGGAGTGCGTCCTCTAGGTCAAGTTCTTTTCTAAGTTTCTGAAGGTCTGATTCCTTGACAACAGGTTCTTTTGAGGGGTCTGGCTTATCCCTATCCCTAAATATTACACCAGAAACCCCAGATTCATTCCGTGGGTCAAAGAACTCTTTGTTACCACCAGTAAGTTTGTCTAAGGCCAGACCCCTTTTATTTTCTAAACCTTCTTGTAACTTTATGAGTTCAAGTCTGGCCTTTTCCTGATCGTTTATCCTTCTTAACTTTTCCTCTTGGTCGCCAAGCTCATCAGTTAGTTTTAATAATTCCTTGGCCTGTTCAGCGGTAATCTCTCCAGATTGCTGTTGTAGGAGTATTTTCTGCCTCTCCATCAAGTTCTGAATATAAAACTTATCTTTATACAATTCCTGAAGATTTGCTTCGTCCAGTCTAAGTTTAAGAGATTCCTTTTGAGAGCTAAACCTTTTTTCTTGAGCGTTTGATATTTTCTCTAGGGCATCTTGTTCTTCTCTCTCAGCTTTCCTCTGCCTGTCCCTAAAAGTGTCAAAGAGTTTCTGTCGTCTAAATGCAAGTTTTATACGGAGTTGCCCAGTCTCTGTAACTGCTGTCTTTAGCCTCTCTTGCTCTCTAATGTCACGACCCGCACCCCCAAAAGCTGACAGGGGGTCAAACGACTTTAACTTAGCTACGTTAGCTTGATAGTCTCTAAACTCTTCGTTAGCTTTACCCAAGTCTTCTTTGGTTTGCCGAATAGCAGAGGCTATGTTAGCTAGCTGTGCCTCTGTCTTACCGCCGGGGTCTGCTGCTTGTTGCTCCAGTAAATTGTCTAATTCTGTCTGTAGGACAGCTATATTGTCGATGAATTTCATTTCACCTTCAGTTGCACCCAACATGGATGCCCGAAGTGCATCATCTACTTTCTCTATTGCACTCTTAACTGATTTAGCTAATTCGTCAGCCTCTTTAGCGGCCCTCATTAATGGAGCAACAAACGCTGTACCAATAGCAAGCGCAGCACCAGCAATAGCTCCGGCTGGGCCAAAGATGCCTAACAACTGTGAACCCTGCTGACCAAGGGCAACCATCATGTTAGTGCCACCTTGAAGCTGAACTGCAAAGTCACCCACCTGATAACCCGCTTGCTGCATTTGCATACCAAGTCGGTTAACTCTTTTACCAGCAAAACCTGCGGCTTGAGTGGCTTCAAGTTGGGCGTCATTTGCCTGTCTCAGAGAGGCAGCGTATTTACGAACTTCGCTGTTAGCCTTGTTGTATCCACCACCAAGTTTAGCAAGCTCCTTAGCTTGTTTAGCTAGCTCACTGTTATACCTAGAGGCATTGATTTTACCAGAGCGAAAGGCTTTCTCAATAGATGTGAGGTTACGTTGAAACTTAAGTTGCTCTTTCTCAGCACGAATTAAGTCCCGATCATCAACGCCTATTACAAGTTTAATATCGTCAGCCATTTGCCACCCTTAAGTATTCTAGGTCTATTCTCTTGATGGCCTCAACTTCCCAAGGCTCAATAGATGTTTCTGTAAGCTCTTTCCATGCCTTAATTTGCTCAAAGGTGATAGGCGCTGGGCCACTAAAGCCTGATCCTCTACTAGAGCTTAAAGCAATAAAGGCAGACCAAACGTGGGATATTAGCATAGGGAAGGGTGTCGGGGGTTCCAATGCTTCTACTCTACGTCCAGTCTGCCTCTCTACTTGTTCAAGATGTTCTCGTTCTGTAGTGCCATTCTGATCTGGCCTATTGAGTTTAAACTGATGTTCAGCCCACTCAACTAGCTCACAGATCAGACCCTCGTAAAATCCAGAGAGTCAGTTACTACCTCCTCAAGCTGGCTCTTAATCCAGAAGACTTCTTCGTATAGGTCTTTGGCTTTAGCAACGGTGAGCTTAGGTTTCTCTCCGTTGTATGTAATGTCCCAAGCCTTAGTTGTCTTGGCTAGAACCTCCAGCGTAGCTTCCTCAATATCTGAGTAGTCAACATCTTGAGACTTACTCTTCTGAGCCTTCTTAAGCCGCTTGCTGATTTGTTCGTGTTGGGCTTTCTTGTACTCTTTAGAATGGGGCGCAAGAATAGTAATTGTCATATTCGTGCCATCATCATTCTTTAGTACATCACCTGTTGCTGGGTGCTTGAGATCAACAACAATATCATCTAAATTTGGTGTCAGGTCTTTTAAGTCCATGTCGGTTTCCTTCGGGGGGTTAATGTCGGGTTGATTAATGTGGAGACCCCCGACCCGACTCAGGAGCCTCCACTACCTAGCTAGGTATTCTTATGCAGGACGTGTGATCTTAAGGTTAGTACCTTCTGTCGTATCGTAGAGGGCTACGAAAGACATAGAGATCATACGACTGGTTGGGCCATCGACACCAACATCCGCAGAGTTAATCTTAACCCGTGGGAATGTGAAGGTGTATGTGTTAGCGCCTGTAGGATCGTCTACAGATACTTCAATCTCAGTTTCAGTCTCATTGAGGAAACGGTTGATGAGAGAAGCATCCTCAAAGTAAGCTGTCAGTGTGCCTTCAACTTCTGCACGACCATACTCAAGAGAAGGTGCGCTATCGTCACCAATGACGAAGGTAGGTGCGTATGAGTTATTCAGTGTGAAGTCAAGGGCTGTCACGATGGCTACAGGAGCAGCACCACCTACGTTACCGATGGAGATGTCACCTGAGTAGGCATCGAAGGGTGCAGCACCAGAGGCAGCATCCTGTGTCTTCTCAGTGGCGCTGATAGCCATGTCTTTACCAACCATACCGAAGGTTGTAGTAACCATCTGGTTAGGGGCAAGAGAGATAGCCATAGTGGAAACTGACATGCCTGTGAACACACGAGCTTGGTCAATGTCAGCAGCGTAATCTTCGATAGAGAAGAACTTAGGTGTCGTACCAACTTTAAGCACGTTAGTTGCCCAAGTGTTAAGCATAGCTGATTCAAGGAAGCCATCGAAGTCACCATCACGGAGATCGACAACAATGTCACCACCTACTTGACGGTTGCCATGACGATCAACACGAGCCATACGGTCAGCTTGAATATCAGTACCAGCAACACGGTCTTTAGTTAGGTTCAAAGAGTGTGTGCTGAACGGGAGGTTAGTAAAGTTGCCAGCGGGTGTCGTACCAAACGTAGATTCTACGATAAACGACAGACTGGAGCGTGAACCCTGTGCAAAGGCCATATTGATTTCTCCTGTGGGAAGTTATTTATAAATGTACCAGCCGATGTTGATCGGAACAAAGTACCAAGGACTGTCTATCATACCTTGCTGACGTTCAGCGTAATCAATAGACACTATGATTGTTTCTGCATCACCATTCGTAAACGAGATGTCAGTGGTTGCTGCGAAGGCGTCTATCACTTTGTTAGCGTAGTCGTCTGCGGTAGCTGGGCCTTGACCTTCGGGGGCGAAGACTGTTACAGAGAATACACCTTGGTATCTCAACTGTGGATTTAAGCCCCTTACAGCGGGTCTAGTGACTGTAGGAAGGTACTGTACCTTAAGGAAGCTAGTGCCTGTTGTAGGCTCAAATGCTACGTTCTCGTAGGCTATAGATGGGAGACCTGATGTTGCAGATAAGTGGCTCTCTAGTGCAGCCCGAATATCATTCTGAATACTAGCCATAGATGTTCCTTACCTGTGCAAAAACTTTATACCCAGCCCTTCTCCAAGTTGGCCCACCGTTCTCTACATCAGAGGCATGGGGTGAGGCATTTCTAAGGGTTATTCTTGTGGTATTCTTTAGGTCAACCTTATTAATATCTGACATTAGGTTGGATAAACCTTCTTGTCTCATGGCCTGTGCGTTTTGACCCTTGGGTTTATTATCCGAAGACTTACCCCTTGGGCGACCTGCACCAACAGAATAAGAGAAAGATGTAACATATGCACCAGTGTCAACGGGAGATAGATTAACGGCAGTCTGAGCTATCTCTACTAATTGGTCAGAGACATACTCTTCCACATACTCATCAAGTATCTCCATCTTCTTATAGAAAGAGGAGTTAATCTTGAGTGACGCTTTCATAACCTATTCCTCTACGTCACAGATGTAACCTATAGCAGTACCAGCGGAAAATAACGACATGACAGAGATGATCTTAACTGCATCACCACTGCCAATAATAAGGTCATCAAAGTCAGGGATGGCAGCTAAGTCTAAGGCTGAGATAATACACTTGCGACTACCTCTAACAACCTCATCGTTACCACCTATGACACCTACGTTATAATTGTAGAGGTATCCTTGAACGCTATAGTCAGTGGTGGCAGAACTGTCTACTGTACCTGTAGCGGGGTTATACGTTCCTGCTGTAGTAACCTTGCGTAGAGTAAGGGTTTCCCCAAAGTCTCTAACTAGGTTTAGCAAGTCAAAGGAGCGGAATGACATATCTTACTCCTTATTCGTATTCAGGTGTTTGATAGCTTGGTGGGTTCTTGAAACGATCTCTACGGAAAGAGCCTTCGATACGGTTAGTATTGGCTCGTACAGCTTCTACGCCACTCTTGGTTATGCCACCAGCTAGGACACCCACCGAAGCACCTGCGGTCTTACCTTGGTACTCTAGGTCATCTGCTAATGCTTTATACTGTCTGGCTAAGTCGGAGTAGTCAGCACTCAAAGCACCACTTAGTTGTGTCGTTACTTGTCGGGAGTATCTAGCGGAGATAACACGAGCAGTCCAAGCACCAGAGTAATAGACGTTATTGCCATTCTCAGATAGGGCAAATGTGATCTCTTCGTTCTGTACCTGTTGGTCAACTGTGTCAGTATCTCCGATGAGAAGACGTACTGTGTTGAGACGACCAGAGGCCGTGGTAGTGTCCAAGTCTGTAGGATCGTAAGACCATGCCATGTAAGTCGTCTCCGTTGTTATTAGTCAGCGAGAACCTTGTCTCGAATGTCGTAGAAGTCCTCTGTAATCCAGCGATTAACATTAAGGAATCGACGAATTAAACCACGTTGTTTGTCGTCAATCTTGGACTTCTTACACTTCTTAGCTTCAAACTCTGTCTTACTGGAGGTACGTTTATTTACCTCGACATTAAGTAAGTTCACTAAGGTCTCTAAGT